ACTAGATGGATTAACACCTGAAACTGAACAAGAAGTAATTGATCAAGGATATGATTTAGAAAAACCGATAGATCCATCTAGTGATACTATTAAACACTTAAAACTTTAACGCGTGATATTAGGTTTAGGAAATACAATACCAAGTGACTCTGTTAGACAGGGGCTAGGCGGCGGCGGCGGTGGCGGTGGCTTTGACAACACCTATTCCTTAGCCTTCGATGGTGTGGATGATTTTGTTAATGCTGGAAGTTCAATCCCTAATTTAGAAACTGGAGATATTTCTTTTAGCGCTTGGGTTTATCCTACTTCTTTTAGTTCTTATAACTACTTTTTAGATAGTGGAGCAATAACAACAAAAAAAGGAATTTTTGCTGGTTTACAAATAACAACAGGTTTTGTAGCTATACTTAGAAAAACAGGGGTAACTAATACAAGATGTTTTTCAGGTTGGGTTGATTGTGGTTTAACAATAAACAATTGGTATAACATAGTAGGGGTTTTTGATGAAGATGGCGGAACTGCTGGAGTTGGTCAATTAAAATTATATGTTAACGGAGTTTTAAAAGCAACAGTAGATGGAAGTGGTCAAGATACTGGTACAGGTTATGATTTACACATTGGAAAAAATGAGAGTGGTTTTTCTCATTTTGTTGGTAACATTGACGAGGTTTCACTTTATAATTATCCTTTAACTTCTGGAAATATAACTACAATTTACAATTCAGGAGCACCTAATAATTTAGATGATTTAACAACACCACCTACTGCTTGGTATCGTATGGGTGACAACGGTTCTTACAAATCTCCACAATGGCTAATACCTAATAATAGTAATGTTGCAAATTCAAGAATATCGAATTATTCTCTACAATTAGATGGAGTGGATGATTATATTAATACAGGTGCTTCAACTTTAAGTGGTGAAATTGCTATTAGTGTTTCTGCTTGGGTTTATCCCACTTCTTACGGTGGAGCAGCAGCAGAGTCAATTATTAGCACCGAACAAAGTT